AGTGGTGATCTCCTTGAAATTGTTAGCACAATCAATTAGATCACATCTCACTATGCCTGTCTTGTTTTCTGGGGATTCCTCAGGGGATTTTCCCTCGTTTTGAGGGATGTCCCTCATTTTAGGGGAACCTCCCTCGTTTTGAGGGATGCACCATTCTGAGATGTTTTTATTTGGTCCAAACATGCCGCCTTGCTGCTTGATAATATTCATTCTGACGAGTTCTAACTTGGCTTCATTGCACCGTTTGACAGGTAACTTTGTAATCTCGCTAAGTTGAGAATCGGTGATTCTGTCCATTGGTTTATTCCACCCATAGGTTTTACGCAGAATGGCAAGCAGCACTTTAAACTGTCGCTTGGTCAGATCTGCGCCTGAATAAGCCTCAATCAGCATATTTGATAGTCTGGCGTAACCATCATCGAGATCTGCCACATTACGCTCCTGTTCGGCAAAGTTACCTCTGCCGAAGTTGAGTATTTTTGCTGTATTTGTCATAATGACTCCTGTGGATTGATCCAGTAATTCCCTCAGAATTGCATATCAATTTGCTTAGAGTCCCCGGCGGCCACCGGGGATTTTTTCTTTGTGATTTCATCAAGCGCATACTTAAAAGCCCTGCTAATCGGACTGATGTCTGATGCCATTCCGAAAGCACACAAGACCGAAGCAATAAATCTCCAGTCCGTTCTGCTTATCTTCGATTCATGACAGCCAATCATCTTTGCCAGACCGCGCTGGGTAAGCGTTGACAGGTTGATGAGTAAATCTGTTTCTGCGCGATCAATTTCTCGCTGTGTTAGCTTGCTGTAACTTGCTTGTGCCATTTGTTAATTTTCCTATATTGATATATAGCGGCACACCCAGTGGATTTGCCGCTGATGTTTGCTCACCCGGTTAGAGGTGAAAGGCCAGAACTGTTAAAGAGCAATTTACTTATGCCGCTTGGCGGTAAGCACTTTCTTGATACTTCAGAGCGCCAGCTGTAACGATTTCCAATCGATAGGCGTCTTTCTCTGGGATAACTTCTTTCCACTGAGAGACTGCTGCATCGCTAATGCCTAGTGCTTTAGCAACAGCACGCTGGGTTCCGAAGTGGTCAATAACATCTTTTTTGTACATAGACTCGCTCCGAAATTAAAGAACACTTAAATTATCCACCAAAGGAATCTTAAGCCAAGTTTATTTAAGATGTCTTAACTATGAATACACAACTGATGGGTGAGCGTATTCGCGCTCGCAGAAAAGAACTCAAGATTAGGCAGGCTGCCCTTGGCAAGATGGTTGGCGTGTCTAATGTTGCTATTTCCCAATGGGAGCGATCTGAAACTGAGCCCAATGGCGAAAACCTATTGGCCTTAGCCAAGGCTTTGCAGTGCTCCCCTGATTACCTGTTGAAAGGAGAGGATAGTCTTTCAAACATTGCCTATCACAGCAGGCATGATCCAAGAGGTTCGTATCCTCTAATTAGTTGGGTAAGCGCAGGATGTTGGATGGAAGCTGTAGAGCCATATCATAGGCGTGCAATAGATAACTGGTACGACACAACGGTAGATTGTTCTGAAGACTCTTTTTGGCTCGACGTTAAAGGTGATTCAATGACTGCCCCGGCAGGACTGAGTATTCCTGAAGGGATGATTATTCTCGTCGACCCAGAAGTCGAACCACGTAATGGAAAGCTGGTAGTCGCCAAACTTGAAGGAGAAAACGAGGCGACATTCAAAAAGTTAGTTATTGATGCCGGTAGAAAATTCCTGAAACCACTCAATCCACAATACCCAATGATTGAAATCAATGGGAACTGTAAAATCATTGGCGTTGTCGTTGATGCCAAGCTAGCAAACCTTCCTTAAGGGGCTTTCGCCCCTTTTTTATTTCCCGTTAAAAATCAAAGACAAACTAAATTCGCGCCCATAAAATTAAGTTTTCTTCAAAATGCACTTGACCAAAAATTAAGAGATCTTAAATTTAAGCCGTCAGCAGGAGGCTGGAAGCCAAACGGAACAGATTGGCAGGCTCTTTAACATCGACGAACTCTCAACCTAACCGTTGAGACCAGAACTTGAGTGGTTTTGGGGATGGCGCGAATTGCAGCTGCAAGACAGCGATCGAGAAGATAAGCACCTCGACGCGTCATGCGCCAAAGCCACTTAAAGGAGACCATCATGGTAACCATTGTCTGGAAAGAATCCAAAGGTACGGCAAAAAGCCGCTACAAAGCTCGCAGAGCAGAACTTATTGCCGAGCGACGCAGTAATGAAGCACTGGCGCGAAAAATTGCGCTAAAGCTCTCTGGTTGCGTCAGAGCAGACAAAGCAGCATCACTAGGAAGCCTTTGCTGCAAGAAGAAAGAAGAAGTTGTTCGAAAAAATAGAAGTATTTATTACAAGGATTCAAACCCATTAGGAAACAAAATACATGCAGTCCAAAAAATAAAATTGTACAGTAAACTACCGTACGGTGCTTATTGAGTATGCTTATGGTGAAAAAGACTATTTATGTTAATCCTGACCGCGGACAAAACAGAAAAGTATCTGATAGAGGTCTTACATCTCGAGACAGGAGGAGAATAGCGAGATGGGAAAAGAGGATAGCATATGCATTAAAAAACGGTGTAACACCTGGATTTAATGCTATAGATGACGGTCCTGAATATAAGATTAATGAAGACCCAATGGACAAAGTTGACAAAGCATTAGCAACACCATTTCCTCGCGATGTCGAAAAAATTGAAGATGAAAAATATGAGGATGTAATGCACAGAGTTGTTAATCACGCTCACCAACGAAATCCAAATAAAAAATGGTCATAGCCCACTTCGGTGGGTTTTTTATTGGCTGAACTAACCGAATTTATTACAGCAAGCCACGCAGTGAAATGGGTGTGACTTGTGTTGGTCGCCAGAAAATGAAATTAGGCAGCAAACCACTTATTTGAGGTGAGATATGACAAAATCATGGAGCGTACCTTTTCCTGAATCAGAAACTGAACATGATGGAATGCCTGTTTTCTGGAGATTCCAGGCGACAGTTGAAGAAGATGGGATAAAAATATTCGCACTTCAATATATAGCTTTTCATCAGACAGAGCATTATGCATGGTTGGTTCCTGCGCATTGGATTGTTAATTTTAAACCAGCACCAAATCAGTGGTTACAGGAATGGAAACAAAGGAGAAATAGATATGCAATTAAGAAAGTAGCAAAAAATGCAGAAAGATCTTTTGCATTCCCAACGAAGAAACTTGCCATTGAGAGTTTATTGCGCCGGAAGAAATACCATTTAATGAGAATCAAACAAGATTTGGCTGTTGTATCAACTCTTGTTGATGGGATGAAGAATATTGATACATCAACACCAGATATTGAATATAACTTTGGGCACAACCAAGAAACAGAAAATTGGGTATTTTATTAGTACGAGTAAGCACTGTGTATTCATTCCAACGAGTGAATACACGGAGCAATGTCGCTCGTAACTAAACAGGAGCCGACTTGTTCTGATTATTGGAAATCTTCTTTGCCCTCTAATGTGAGGGCGATTTTTTTCTGTGAGGATATGAACAGATGTCAAACATCAAAAAATACATCATTGATTACGACTGGAAAGCATCAATAGAAATTGAAATCGACCATGACTTAATGACAGAGGAAAAACTTCACCAGATTAATAATTTCTGGTCAGACTCTGAATACCGACTCAATAAACACGGCTCTGTATTAAATGCTGTATTAATCATGCTGGCGCAACATGCTCTGCTTATAGCAATTTCAAGCGACTTAAATGCATATGGTGTTGTGTGTGAGTTCGACTGGAATGATGGAAATGGTCAGGAAGGATGGCCTCCAATGGATGGTAGCGAAGGAATAAGAATTACCGATATCGATACATCAGGAATATTTGATCCAGATGATATGACTATCAAAGCCGCCTGAGCGCGGCGTTACCGCATACCAATTACGCTTCACTCGAGGCGTTTTTCGTTATGTATAAATAAGGAGCACACCATGCAATATGCCATTGCAGGGTGGCCTGTTGCTGGCTGCCCTTCCAAATCTTTACTTGAACGAATTACCCGTAAATTACGTGACGGATGGAAACGCCTTATCGACATACTTAATCAGCCAGGAGTCCCGAAAAATGGATCAAACAATTATGGCTATCCAGACTAAATTCACTATCGCCACTTTTATTGGCGATGAAAAGATGTTTCGTGAGGCCGTCGACGCTTATAAAAAATGGATATTAATACAGAAACTGAGATCAAGCAAAAGCATTCACTACCCCCCTTTCCTGTTTTCCTAATCAGCCTGGCATTTCGCGGGCGATATTTTCACAGCCATTTTCAGGAGTTCAGCCATGAACGCTTATTACATTCAGGATCGTCTTGAGGCTCAGAGCTGGGCGCGTCACTACCAGCAGATCGCCCGTGAAGAGAAAGAGGCAGAACTGGCAGACGACATGGAAAAAGGCCTGCCCCAGCACCTGTTTGAATCGCTATGCATCGATCATTTGCAACGCCACGGGGCCAGCAAAAAAGCCATTACCCGTGCGTTTGATGACGATGTTGAGTTTCAGGAACGCATGGCAGAACACATCCGGTACATGGTTGAAACCATTGCTCACCACCAGGTTGATATTGATTCAGAGGTATAAAACGGATGAGTACAGCACTCGCAACGCTGGCTGGGAAGCTGGCTGAACGTGTCGGCATGGATTCTGTCGACCCACAGGAACTGATCACCACTCTTCGCCAGACGGCATTTAAAGGTGATGCCAGCGATGCGCAGTTCATCGCATTGCTGATCGTCGCCAACCAGTACGGCCTTAATCCGTGGACGAAAGAAATTTACGCCTTCCCTGATAAGCAGAACGGCATCGTTCCGGTGGTGGGCGTTGATGGCTGGTCCCGCATCATCAACGAAAACCAGCAGTTTGATGGCATGGACTTTGAGCAGGACAATGAATCCTGCACATGCCGGATTTACCGCAAGGACCGTAATCATCCGATCTGCGTTACCGAGTGGATGGATGAATGCCGCCGCGAACCATTCAAAACCCGCGAAGGCAGAGAAATCACGGGGCCGTGGCAGTCGCATCCCAAACGGATGTTACGTCATAAAGCCATGATTCAGTGTGCCCGTCTCGCCTTCGGATTTGCTGGTATCTATGACAAGGATGAAGCCGAGCGCATTGTCGAAAATACCGCATACACTGCAGAACGTCAGCCGGAACGCGACATCACTCCGGTTAACGATGAAACCATGCAGGAAATTAACACTCTGCTGATCGCCCTGGATAAAACATGGGATGACGACTTATTGCCGCTCTGTTCCCAGATATTTCGCCGCGACATTCGTGCATCGTCAGAACTGACACAGGCCGAAGCAGTAAAAGCTCTTGGATTCCTGAAACAAAAAGCCACTGAACAGAAGGTGGCAGCATGACACCGGACATTATCCTGCAGCGTACTGGGATCGACGTGAGAGCTGTCGAACAGGGAGATGATGCGTGGCACAAATTACGGCTCGGCGTCATCACAGCTTCAGAAATTCACAACGTAATAGCAAAACCCCGATCAGGAAAGAAGTGGCCTGACATGAAAATGTCCTACTTCCACACCCTGCTGGCTGAGGTTTGCACCGGTGTGGCTCCGGAAGTTAACGCTAAGGCTCTGGCCTGGGGAAAACAGTACGAGAACGACGCCAGAACCCTCTTTGAGTTCACTTCCGGCGTGAATGTTACTGAATCCCCGATCATCTATCGCGACGAAAGTATGCGCACCGCCTGCTCTCCCGATGGTTTATGCAGTGACGGCAACGGCCTTGAGCTGAAATGCCCGTTTACCTCCCGGGATTTCATGAAGTTCCGGCTCGGTGGTTTCGAGGCCATAAAATCGGCTTACATGGCCCAGGTGCAGTACAGCATGTGGGTGACACGAAAAGATGCCTGGTACTTTGCCAACTATGACCCGCGCATGAAGCGTGAAGGCCTGCATTATGTCGTGATTGAGCGGAATGAAAAGTACATGGCGAGTTTTGACGAGATGGTGCCGGAGTTCATCGAAAAAATGGACGAGGCACTGGCTGAAATTGGTTTTGTATATGGGGAGCAATGGTAATGAAGCATCCTCACGATAATATCCGGGTAGGCACGATCACTTTCGTCTACTCCGTTACAAAGCGAGGCTGGGTATTTCCCGGCCTTTCTGTTATCCGAAATCCACTGAAAGCACAGCGGCTGGCTGAGGAGATAAATAATAAACGGGAGGCGATATGCACAAAGCATCTCCTGTTAAGTTAAGAACGAGTATTGAGATGGCACATAGCCTTGCTCAAATTGGAGTCAGGTTTGTGCCAATACCAGTAGAAACAGACGAAGAATTTCATACGTTAGCCACATCTCTTTCACAAAAGCTGGAAATGATGGCGGCGAAAGCAGAAGCAAACGAGAGGGACCCGGCATGACAACCACTGAATGCATTTTTCTGGCAGCAGGCTTCATATTCTGTGTGCTTATGCTTGCCGACATGGGACTTGTTCAATGACACCTCAGCAGGAAAACGCACTTCGCAGCATTGCCCGTCAGGCTAATTCTGAAATCAAAAAAGCCAGACAGCAGTTTCCGGATAAAAACGTCGATGACATTTGCCGTAGCGTACTGAAGAAGCACCGCGAAACAGTAACGCTGATGGGATTCACACCGACTCATTTAAGCCTGGCGATCGGCATGTTAAACGGCGTCTTTAAGGAGCGATGAACATGAAAAGCAAAATCATCAGGGAGCTACAGGCTCCTTTTTTATTGTTCGCATTCACCCTCAAGCGTATTAACCAACAATTCAGGGATTAATGGAAGATGGCAGACATCATTGATTCAGCATCAGAAATTGAAGAATTACAGCGCAACACAGCAATAAAAATGCACCGCCTGAACCACCAGGCTATATCTGCCACTCATTGTTGTGAGTGTGGCGATCCGATAGATGAACTAAGACGCCTGGCTGTTCAGGGTTGTCGGACTTGTGCAAGTTGCCAAGAGGATCTGGAGCTTATCAGTAAACAGAGAGGTTCGAAGTGAGCGAAATTAACTCTCAGGCACTGCGTGAAGCGGCAGAGCAAGCAATGCATGACGACTGGGGATTTGATGCGGACCTTTTCCATGAGCTGGTAACACCATCGATTGTGCTGGCACTGCTGGATGAACGGGAAAGAAACCAGCAATACATCAAACGCCGCGACCAGGAGAACGAGGATATTGCGCTAACGGTAGGGAAACTGCGTGTTGAGCTTGAGGAGACAAAATCAAAACTCAACGAGCAGCGTGAATATTACGAAGGTGTTATCTCGGATGGGAGTAAGCGTATTGCTGAACTGGAGAAAAGCGAAGAGCAACTCATTAACGAGCGTGACCATGCTGAGTCTGCTTTAGATGATATGTACTTTGCAGCAACCGGGGATAGGCCGGAGTGGAGTAACTGGTTCGGCTTTTCTGATGCCGTTGATGCCGTGGTTGACAGAATTGCTGATTTAGAAGCCAAACAGCCATCGCCAGTAGTACCGGAAGAAAAACCAATGCCTAACCCTCTTAGCATGTACGCGGTTGATGCTGTTGCAGCTATTGCAGAGGTGAGAGGCTGGAACGCCTGCCGTGCAGCCATGCTTAAGGGAGATAAATCATGATTAATCGAACCAAACTGGAGCACATCCTCGAGTATGCCAGGCAGCAGAGGCGCTTTGGCCAGCTTTGTAAAATTCTGCCAGGAGATATGGTTGAAATCGTGGAGATTGCCATGCGTAAGACTGGCAACTCTCCGGTAACTCCGGATAGTTGGATAAGCTGTAGTGAGCGAATGCCGAACGATAAACAGTATGTTTGGTGTTGGGGTAAGTCTTACGGCTGGACTGAGTGCAATACCTTCGAAGGGTATTACGATTGGTCGAGAAACAAATGGTGGGCAGTTACTGACGATGGGGAAGAACCGGCATCAAAAGTAACCCACTGGATGCCGCTGCCAGAACCGCCGCAGGAGGCAAAATGATGGATGTAAAAGAGAAGGTTTTGCAGGTGATGCGTTCTCGGGCTGCCCTGCAAGATAAAGCTCTCGGCGGGGAATATCCATTCACGATAGCAACCTGGAATCTGCGGTTGGCAATGGAGAAGGAATTTCCTGATGAAGAATGGCGTTCGGCAGATTTGCGCAAAATTCTTATGGAGATGGCTAAAGACGGAACAGTATCTAAAGATAACCATGCCAGCCGGATTGGTCAGGCGATATGGAGACTGGAGGTGAGGTAATGGCTAACCTGCAACTTGCCGTCAAAGGTGAATACTTCGATGCCATGATTCGTGGAGAGAAAACGGAAGAGTATCGCCTGTGTAATGACTACTGGAATAAGCGAATCATGCTCCGGGAATATGACCGCCTGATTATCACAAAGGGATATCCGAAGCGCGACGATTCCAGCCGTAGAATTGATGTTACGTATGACGGATATGAAATCAAGACAATCACACATTCGCACTTCGGTGATAAACCGGTAAAGGTGTTCGCGATAAAGGTGAATATCAGCAATGAATAACAATCCTCGCACTCGCGGGGATTTCTTTTATCTGAACTCGCTACGGCGAGTTTTGTTTTATGGAGACAAGAAATGTCAGATTTGGCTATGAAGGTTTTGAAATGGCAATCGACTGGCGATGTTGGCATTAGTAGCGCAACTCTTGCCTCAATCGCATGTGGACTGAAAAAGAATATCTATGGTCATCACTTCGGCGCTCCACATGACGCAGCATACTTCCGGCGATGCGTTGCACTTGTTGAGCAGATTCCAGAAATCAGAGATTCATTCGACAAGGTTGCAAAGCGCGTTCCGGCATTCAAAGGCATCCTCAACGAATGGGATTCCCTCGTTGCTCTGTTGAAGTCTGAAATGAAGATACACGGAAACAAAGCACCAGAGACTTACAGAAGAATCAGCGAGCTACGCAAGGACTAACCACAGCCTCACACTCGATGAGGCCTGTTCATTTCTCAAGATATCCAGACCTACCATTGCCGCATCAATGCGGCTTTTCTTGCGTGTAATTGCGGAGACTTTGCGATGTACTTGACACTTCAGGAGTGGAACGCACGCCAGCGGCGCCCAAGGAGCCTTGAAACAGTTCGTCGATGGGTACGCGAGTGCAGGATATTCCCTCCTCCGGTTAAGGATGGAAGAGAGTATCTGTTCCACGAATCAGCGGTAAAGGTTGACTTAAATCGACCAGTAACAGGTAGCCTTTTGAAGAGGATCAAAAATGGGAAGAAGGCGAAGTTATGAGCGCCGGGATTTACCCCCTAACCTTTATATAAGAAACAATGGATATTACTGCTACAGGGACCCAAGGACGGGTAAAGAGTTCGGATTAGGCAGAGACAGAAGGATAGCAGTTTCAGAGGCTATTCAGGCCAATATTGAGTTGCTATCCGAGAACAGGCGTGAGTCACTGATAGACAGAATTAAAGGCGCTGACGCAATCACTCTTCATGTGTGGCTTGACCGATATGAAAGAATCCTCACCGAAAGGGGGATCAGGCCGAAAACTCTACTCGACTACGCCAGTAAAATCAGGGCAATCCGAAGAAAATTGCCGGACAAACCGCTCACTGACATATCAACGAAAGAAGTGGCAGCAATGCTAAACACCTACGTAGCAGAAGGTAAAGCAGCTTCCGCAAAATTAATCAGGTCAACCCTTGTTGACGTTTTTCGTGAAGCAATAGCCGAGGGGCATGTGGCAACGAATCCGGTAACAGCAACCCGTACAGCAAAGTCAGAAGTAAGGCGCTCAAGGCTGACAGCTAATGAGTATGTCGAGATTTACCATGCAGCCGAACCTCTCCCTATCTGGCTAAGGCTGGCGATGGATTTGGCTGTCGTTACAGGGCAGAGAGTGGGCGATTTGTGCAGAATAAAATGGTCAGACATAAACGACAACCATCTTCACATTGAACAGAGTAAAACAGGGGCTAAGCTCGCCATTCCGCTAACGCTAACGATTGACGCGCTCAATATCTCATTGGCTGATACACTACAGAAATGCAGGGAGGCCAGCGGCAGTGAAACTATAATCGCATCAAAGCATCACGATCCGCTTTCCCCGAAAACAGTATCGAAGTATTTTACAAAGGCGAGAAATGCATCTGGACTCTCATTTGATGGAGACCCGCCAACATTTCATGAACTGCGTAGCCTGTCAGCGAGGCTATACCGGAATCAGATTGGCGATAAGTTTGCTCAACGTCTTCTCGGACATAAATCAGATTCAATGGCTGCGCGGTATAGGGACAGCCGAGGGAGAGAATGGGACAAAATTGAAATCAACAAATGA